TTTGCGTGGAGGGCGTTTGCTTTGACCCAGCGTCCCATCCCGCCTTCATTCACCCAGGGCTATGCGATCATGACCCCGGGCGGGTCGATCATCGAGCACACCTACCGCCGGACGCCTGAGGAGGCGATCGCGACGATTGCCACGCCGGACGATCCCGATCGCTGGCGGGCATTCGAGGAGCACGGCTGCACCGTCCAGTTCGTCTACGCCCGCATTTTCGTGCCGCAGTATTTTTCCACGAAACCCGACAGAGAAGGAGCCGAGCCATGAGCCTTGTCGGACGCATTCACGCCGCCGCCAAACAGGCAGGCCTCGATGACGATACCCGCCGCGCCAAATGCATGGTCCTTGTCGGCAAGCCCTCGACCAAGGACATGACCGACGCCGAGCTTTGGAAGGTGCTGCAAACCTTCGAGAACGAGGGCTACGCCTCGCGCAAGTCGCCGCGTGTCGACGGCCGGACCCGGAAGTCGCCCTTTACCGGCAAATACGTGCCGAAGATGCGGGCGCTGTGGATCGCGCTCTACAATCTCGGCGCCATCGCCGATCGACGCGACAGCGCCATCGAGAGCTTCGCGCTCGGCCACCAGGTCAAGGGCATCGACGACGTGCGGTTCATCCACGCGCACAGCGACGGCCAATCGGTCATCGAGGCGATGAAAGCGATGCTCGCCCGCCATGGCGTCGACTGGGCCGACCACAAGCCTTGCCCCTCCTGGATGATGCGTCACGGCTACAAGATCGCCCGCGCGCAGTGGGGAAAGCTCTGCCCGAATGGGGACCGGGATTTCTGGAAGGTTGTCACGGACCTTCTCGACCTGGACGAGACCGTCCGCGATCTCACCGACGAGCAATGGATCACCGTCATGAACCTGCTCGGACAGCGCATCCGCAAGATGCCGAAAGGTGGGGCATGACCCAGATCCCGGAATCGCACGCCGCTATCTTCGAGGCGCTGCTCGTTGGCCTGATGCAGAAGGCGGACATGGCGGCGGCCGGTGAGGATCGCCGCACCATCGAATGCCCGCGCTGCGGCGGAAACCTTCACCTCGGCCTGGTCGGCGCTCGGAAGCATCTGCGCATGGCTTGCGACGGCGGCTGCGGCATGTCGGCGATGGAGTAGACGCCTTGATAGATTTCCCCGTCGTCATTGCGGAAATCGAGCGCGTTGCCGGCCACGAGGCAGCGTTGGCGCTCGCTTTCGCAAAGGGCGGTCAGACCGTCTATATTCCAGCCTATGCGCAGGAAGGGCATTGGCTCACCGATCTCGTCGGTCTTGAAGCCGCAACGAAAATCTGCAACCACTATCGCGTCGCCAACACGGGCGTACGATTGCTGATCCCGATCGCCAAGACTGCGATGCAGCGCCGGCAGCTTGTCGAGGCGCTCGAAAAAGGTTCCTCGGCCTACCAGGCCGCCGCCAAGGCAAAGATGCATTGGCGCACCGCGTTCCGTATCCGAAAAAAGCTGAAAGGCCAGGGGGAACTCTTCTGATGCTGACACTGTCAGCATGTCCCTGAGCCGATAGAAAAACCACTTTCGAGCCACGATTAACGGGCTTCGAAAGCGGCGATATGACCTCCCAAAGTTTTGAAAGCTGGCTGATATCCCGCCTTCGCGTGCACGGCGCCTACGGCGGCGCGATGGATGGCGCCGCGGGCCGCGAACTTTATCGCGCACTGGAGCGGTTCCAGGCCAGCGAGCACCTGACGGTGACAGGGGTGGCCGACCAGGGCACCGTGAACGCGCTGCGGAAAGCTCCGAATGCCAAGGCCAGTGGCCTCACCGTCTATGAGCGCGCCCCCGAAGTGCCCGCCGAGCCGGTCTGGCTGCGCGAAGCCCGTCGCCTCATCGGCGTGCGGGAAGTCGTCGGCAAGGGCAGCAATCCGACGATCTTGTCCTGGGCGAAACGCCTTGGCGGCTGGGTCGCCAGCTTCTTCGCCGATGACGATATCGCTTGGTGCGGCCTGTTCATGGCGCATGTGCTCGGCCTGACCCTACCGCGCGAACCGATGCCGGCCAACCCGCTCGGCGCACTCCAGTACAACAAGTTCGGCCGCCAGCTCGCCGCCCCCGCCCTCGGCGCCATCATGACCTTCACCCGCGACGGCGGCGGGCACGTCGGTTTGTATGTCGGCGAGGACGCGACCCACTTTCATATTCTCGGCGGCAACCAGTCGAACAGCGTGCGGATCTCGCGCATCGAGAAGGGGCGCCTGTCCGACACCCGCTGGCCGAAAACCGGCGAGCCCGAACGCCCCGGCCGCGTCTATCTTACCGCCACCGGCACGCCGGCATCCTCGAACGAGCGCTGACCCATGTCCCTGGTGAAGCCCTCCTACTCCACGTCGAAGCGGCATCTGCTCTATTCGTCAGTGCTGGCCTGGTCCGTCATCCTGATCTGCGCGATCGGCGCCGTCATGGGCCGGTCAGAGGCCGTCGCCTTCGGGACGATCGCCGTGCCCTCCATGGTCGCGCTCATTGCGGCCATGCTCGGCATCCATCGCATCTCCGGCTCCATGGATTTTCGCGCCTCCAACTTGCCGCGCGATCAGCCGGGAGGTGAATCGTGATTGCTGGGATGTTTCGTCAAGCAGCGCTTCCCGTCCTCGCCGGGTTAGCGCTGCTCTTTTTCGGCCTGTTCGTTCTCTGGCTGATCCTGGTCAAGTTCGACGACATGATCGAGCGGGCGGCAAAGGCGGCCGCAGAAAGTCGGGACGCCCATTGGTCGGCGCAGATCGAGCGCGCCAATGCGGATGCAAACCGCCGGATCGCCGATCAGGCGAAGGCGGCATTGGCCATTGAGACGGATGCGAGCGCCCGTGTGCGCGTCGTCGAAGAACAACTGACCAACATGGAGATTGCGAATGCGGCCTTGCCTTTTGGCGATGCTTGCGGCCTCGGCCGTGATCGCGTCCGCCTGCTCCCCCACTGAACCCGCACCGCTCGTGCGTGTCGAACAGCGCCCCGTCGTGCTGCCCGCGGTTGCCCGTCAGCCGTGCGCCGACCCCCGCGCACTTCCCGACCGCGATCTTTCCTCGCGGGAGGTTGCGACCCACTGGGGCGCCGATCGGGCGGCCCTGACTACCTGTGAAACGAGACGGGCGGCTGCGGTCGCGGCCGTCGATGCAAGCGAGGGAAATCCCTGATGGACGTCTCCCCCCTCAAGGACTGGCTTGGGCTGATCGCGTTGCTGATCTCCGTCGGCACGCCTCTCGTCCTCTATTTCAAGTCCGACGCCAAGAAGGCGATCGAAACGCTCGGCCTGCATTCGAGCCGGATCCAGAAGCTCGAAGACGAGATGCGGCACCTGCCGGACAAGGAAACGGTCCACAACCTCCAGCTCGCGCTGACGAAGATGGAGGGGCAGATCGCGACGATGGTGAAATCCTCGGAAGCGACGGAGCGCGCCACCAGGCGCGTGGAAGACTTTCTTATGAGCAAATCCTGAGGGGCAGGACATGGCGGCTGAAGACTACGCACAGTGGGTGGATGAGAATATCCGCCTCATCATCCTGAAAGACCTGGCCGACCCGAAAACGGGCGGCAGCACCAACACATTCCTGATTCAGAAGAGCCTGGAGCGGTTCTCCTATCGCAAGTCCCGCGACTATATCCGCAACCAGCTTCTGTTTCTGGAGAACGAGGCCGGCGCCGTGCGAACGCGCACGGAGGGCACGGAGACCTCAGCGGAAATCACCCGCCGCGGGCGTGACCATGTCGAGCGCCGCACCGTCCTGGCTGGCGTGCAGGCTCCCGGCGACGCGGAGTAGTCCGCCATGGCGCCGCACATGAGACCCCGCCCTTCCGCCATCGACCAGCTGCCCGAAGAGTGCGAGGCTATTGTCGCCTGGGCGGCGCAGGAACTCGCCAACACCCCGAAAAGCCAAACGGAAATCTACGCAGAATTTCGGATGAAGCTGATCGCGCTGCAGGGCGAGCTTGGCCTTGCCTTCGACATTCCGCACTTCTCGTCTTTCAACCGGCACGCCTTGCGCCTGGCGAAGGTCACCCAGCGGCTTCAGCGTAGCCAGATGATCGCCGACGCTGTCGTTGCCCGCACCGACGGTGAAGACGCCGACAAGCTGACCCAGGCATCCACCCGGCTCCTGAAGACCATCATCTTCGAGATGATGGAGAACGCTGCCGACGATGGTTTCGTGCCGAAGGAAGCCCACCAGGCGGCGGCGGCACTCTACCGCCTGTCGATGGCCGAGAACATTTCCACCCAGCGCCGGCAGAAGCTCAATGTGGAATTTGCGCAGAAGGCTGAAACCGCTATCGAGCAGGTCTCGAAGGAACTCGGCCTCTCCGCCGAACGCGTGGCGCAGCTGCGCAAGGACTTCCTCGGCGTGCGGCCGCGTGACGACAAGCCGACTGAAGAAGCGGATGGAGACGAAGAATGAAGCGGGCCATTGCCGCCGAGCCGGTCCTGCCGCGTGCGACGAAAGACCTTTCCGACGACTTTCTGCGCGGCTCGGATTTCCCCGAGGATCTCGACCCGTTTGCCGACGGCGTGCTCATGAAGCACCAGGCCGAGTGGGTGGCGGACAAAAGCGACTTGAAGATTTGCCCCAAGGGCCGGCGCACAGGTATCACCTTCGCTGAAGCGCTCGACGACACCCTGATCGCCGCGGCCGCCCCTTCCGCCGGTGGCGACAACGTCTTCTATATCGGCGACACCAAGGACAAGGGCCGGGAATTCATCGGCTATGTCGCCAAGTTCGCCAAGACCGTTGCGAAGGAGCTGGTCGAGATCGGCGAGTTCATGTTCAAGGATCAGCTGAAGGATGGCACGATTCGCGACATTCCCGCCTTTCGTTGCGTGTTCGCGTCGGGCTTTCGTGTCGAGGCGCTTTCGTCCCGGCCGGAAAACATCCGCGGCCTTCAGGGCATCGTCGTCATCGACGAGGCGGCGTTCCATCGCAATGTCCGCGGTGTCCTCGATGCCGTCAACGCCCTGCTGATCTGGGGCGGCAAGATCCGCGTCATCTCTTCACATAACGGCGTGCTCAACCCGTTCAACGAACTGATCAAGGAGGCGCGGGCCGGGAAGATCCCGTTCTCGATCCACGAGGTCACCTTCGCGGACGCCATCCGCAATGGCCTCTACAAGCGCGTCTGCACGATGCGCGGCAAGAAATGGTCGCCGAAGGCAGAGCAGAAATGGGAGGCGAAGATCCGCGGCGCCTATGGCGTGCGGGTCGCCGCCATGCGCCAGGAGCTGGACGCCATCCCGGCCGAGCAGGAGGGCGCGGCGCTGACCCGCGTCCTGATCGAGCGGCAGATGCAGGACGGCATTCCGATCGTGCGGTGGGCTTGCTCGGATGATTTCAAGAACTGGCCGGAGGAAAGCCGCACGGCCGAAACGAAAAAGTGGTGCGAGGAGAACCTCAAGCCGCTGCTCGACAAGCTGGACCCTCGTCGCCAGCATGTGTTCGGGGAAGACTTCGGCCGCAAGGGCGACGCCACCGCCATCGTCCCGATGGAGATCGGCCAGGACCTGGTGCGGCGGACCTGCTTTGTCGTCGAGCTGCACAACGTGCCGTTCGACCAGCAGCGGGAAATCCTCTTCTATGTCGTCGATCGCCTGCCGCGTCTTTCCGGTGGCGCCCTCGATGCGCGCGGCAACGGCGCCTATCTCGCCGAGAAGGCCTCCCAGCGCTACGGCGCGACTGTCGTCGAGGTCCAGCTTTCCGAAGCCTGGTACAAGCTGGAAATGACGGCCTACGTCATGGCGTTCTCCGATCAGACCGTCATCCTGCCGAAGGACGCCGATATCCTGGCCGACCACCAGGCGCTCGCCTACGTCAACGGCTACATCAAGGTCCCGGACGATCACAGGACGAAAGGGGCGGACGGCTTCGACCGACACGGCGACACGGCCATTGCCGGCGCACTCGCCTATTTCGCCAGCCGCGCGGATCTCGAATCCTTCGACTATGTGCCGGCCTCCCAGGCCGACCAGTTCAACGACAATGTTCCGATGTTCGAGCAGCCCGCGAGCGGCGGCCTGATCCCGCGGATTTCCGGAGGGCTCTTCTGATGGCGCGCACGCCGCAGATCATCGACCAATGGGGCAATCCCGTTTCCACGCAGCAGCTGCAGAAGGAGTTCGCCGCCCCGACGCTTGGCGGTGTCCACTCTGTCTGGACGCCGACGATCGTGTCCGGCCTGACGCCGATCGGGCTTGCCGAGATCCTGCGATCGGCCGCACGGGGCTATCCCGACCAATTCTTCGCGCTCGCGACCGAAATGGAGGAGCGCGACCTGCACTATGCCGCCGTGCTTGGCACGCGCAAACGTGCCATCACCGGCATCAAGCCCATCGTCGTTGCGGCGTCGAAGGACGCCGAAGACGAGAAGATCGCCGAGGCGGTGCGCGAACTTGTCGAAGGTCCGTACTTTGCCGACGACTATTTGGCGGATCTCCTCGATGCGCTCGGCAAAGGTTATTCCGTTGTCGAGACGATCTGGGATCGCTCGGGCAAGGAGTGGCGGCCGGCGCGCTACGAATGGCGCGACCAACGGCATTTCGTGATCGACCAGCGCGACGGCCGGACACTGCGGCTGAAGCACATGGGCGACATCAACGGTCTCGACCTACCGCCCTACCAGTTCTCGATCCATCGCCCGAAGATCATGTCGGGACTGCCGATCCGCGCCGGCCTCGCACGCCTGGCGGCTTGGGCTTTCCTGTTCAAGAGCTATACACTCAAGGACTGGATGGCCTTTATCGAGGTCTACGGCATGCCGCTTCGTATCGGCAAGTTCGGTCGCGGCGCCAGTCTCGACGATCGCCGCGTCCTCCTCCAGGCCGTGCGCGATATCTCTTCCGATGCGGCGGCCATCATCCCGAAGGAAATGGAGATCGAGTTCGTCGAGGTCGCGGGCGCGTCCGGCAACGCTGTCTTTTCCGACAAGGCCGAGTATCTCGATCGACAGATATCGAAGGGTATCCTTGGCCAGACGATGACCACGGATGACGGTTCGTCGCTCTCCCAGGCTGCGATCCACGAAAACGTTCGGCACGATATCGCTCGCGCCGATGCCCGGCAGACGGCCATCACGGCGAACCGCGATCTTATCCGCCCCTTCGTCGATCTCAACTATGGCCCGCGTGACAAGTACCCGACGCTCGTCATTCCGATCACCGAAAACGAGGACATCAACACCCTAGTCGCCGCGATCGAGAAGCTGGTGCCGCTCGGCTTGAAGGTCAGCATGCAGCAGACACGGGAGCGCATCGGGTTTGAAGAGCCGGACGAAGACGATGAACTTCTCGTCGCCAGGGCGCCGACGCCGCCGGTCATCGACACGGGCGACAAGCCGGTGAAGCCGGTCGAGCCCACGCCACCTCCGCCTCAGAAGGCGGTGGCCAGGCTGCGAACGCCCTGCCCGCACTGTGGCGAATTTCATGCGACCGCGGCCGATGAGCGTGGCGAGTTGGACACCTTGGTCGAGGACGCGCTCGCTGATTGGGAAGAGGACCTTGCACCGCTTTTAAACCCGCTTCGAAAGCTGATCGAGACGTCGACCAGCTATGCGCAGATCGAGACCGGCCTTGACGATCTGATCGCCAAAATGGACGCGGGGCCGCTCGCCGATCGGCTTGCCAAGCTGATGATGAAGGCGCGCGGGCTCGGGGACATCGGCGATGGACGCCTTTGATCTCTTCAAGACGGCGCCGCAGGAGACCGTCAAATACTTCGAGGCCAAGGAGCGACGGCCGTCCTTCGACTGGCGGGACGTCGCGCCGGAAGAGCACGCCTTTGCCTTCACGGTCGCCAAGTCAACTGGCTATGACATTCTCGACGATCTT